CCAAATTTATTGTAATAGGAGGCAAGCAACATGGTATGGACTGATGAGGAAAAACTCACGATGCTCAAATCTCTCTTGAATGAGGAAAAGGGCGAAGAGACCGCAGACAGCGTGTTGCTTGCCTATCTTTCTTTGGCAGGTCGGAAGGTTATTCAAAGAGCCTATCCCTACCGAGATGATGTTGAGATAGTGCCGGACAAGTACGCAACCAATCAGGTTGAAATTGCTTGCTATCTTCTCAACAAGCGTGGTGCGGAGGGAGAGACCTACCATAGCGAAAATGGAATCAACCGCTCCTACGAAAACGCCGATGTGCCTGAGTCGATGCTATCGAGAGTGCTTCCTTTTGCGGGGGTGCTGAAATGAGATGTTTACACCGAAACAAGCGAAAGTTTTACTACGCACTCTTCAAGGAAAAAGTCGCTATCAAAGATGAGTACGGCAACGACAGCGGCGAATACAAGGTGGTCTATGAATCTCCCGTTGAGATGAAAGCCAATGTATCAGCCGCTACGGGCGAGGCTCAGGTTGAGCAATTTGGTAACTCTCTTCTGTACGATAAGGTCATTATCACGGATGATGTTACCTGCCCGGTCGATGAACACTCTGTCCTTTGTATCGACTCTCCTCCCGCCTACGATAAGGACGGAAACCTGATTTACGACTACATCGTGAAGAAGGTCGCTCGGTCTCTCAACACGGTCTCATTTGCGGTAAGCAAGGTGGAAGTATCGTGAAGAAAATCAAGTGTACTCTCGGAACGCTGCACAAGGCGATTGCCGAAATCGAAAGCTACCAAAAGGAGTTGGATGAAAAAATCCATACACTTATGGAGCGGCTTGCCGAAATCGGAATCGAAGAAGCAACTGTGCGGTTTGCAAATGCAATCTATGACGGTACAAACGATGTGCGAGTGAACAATACTCCTGTTTGGATAGACAAAAACAAGTTGGCTATCTCCGCAACGGGTAAGTCTATCACTTTCATTGAGTTTGGCGCAGGTGTGCATTATGCAGCCGAGGATCATCCGAAAGCGGGAGACTTCGGTTTTACTCGTGGCGGGTATGGCTATCACTTAGGTAAGCTCGACTCGTGGCGATACTCAGGCAATCCCGGAACAAACGGTGAAGTCATCACCGATGGCAAGCATCAAGGCGAAGTCAAAACATACGGTAATCCGGCAAACCGGGCGTTATATGATTCCGCTAAGGAAATGCGAGAGCAAATAACAAAAATCGCTGAGGAGGTGTTCGGCAAATGATTGATGTGGAAAACGAGATTTTTACGAAGGTCGCTACCGAACTTCGTACTCAGTTCCCGAAGGTCAATGTCTATGGTGAGGATGTGCGTAGTCCTTCATCATTCCCGTGTGTCAGCATCGTGGAAGCCGATAATTATACGGTCAAGCGAACACAGGACTCCGGGAGTAATGAAAATCACGCTAATCTGATGTACGAGGTCAATGTCTACTCGAATAAAACGAGTGGAAAAAAGACCGAGTGCAAAGAAATCATTGCCGTCATTGACGATATTCTCTTGGGTCTTGGGTTTACCCGCACAATGAAAAACCCTGTTTCGATGGACGATGCCACTATTTATCGAATGGTTACTCGATATACGGCTATCGTCTCCACCAATCAAACAATTTACAGGAGGTAATAAGTAATGGCTATTTCCACTTACAAGGTCTTTCTGATGAAGAAAGCCGCAAGCGGCGGCACTTATAGCAAGGTCGTTGACATCAAAGACTTCCCCGACCTCGGCGGTGCGCCCGAAATGCTTGAAACCACCACCCTTTCGGATGGTATGCAGACCTACATCCCCGGCATTCAGTCTCTTGAAGCGTTGGAGTTTACCGCCAACTATGACAAGGATGACTATGCTACTCTTTCCGCTATGAAGGACACCGAAACGGAGTTCGCCGTTTGGTTTGGCGGTACTGAGTCGAACGGTGTTGTCACGCCTACCGGGTCTGAGGGCAAGTTCGAGTTCAAGGGTAAGCTCAATGTGTTCGTTGTGGGCGGCGGCGTGAACGAGGTGGTCGATATGACTATCACCATCGCTCCTTCCACTCCCATCACCGTAGCTTCTGCCTAAGACCGTGAAACAAGGAGGAATGTATCATGGCTAAGACTATCAACTTTACCTTCGAGGGTACGGATTATACCCTCGAATACACGAGAGCTTCTGTGGCAGCTCTTGAAAAACAGGGGTTTAACATCGGGGATATTTCCGACAAACCTCTTACTACTCTTCCCGCCCTCTTTGCAGGAGCGTTTCTCGCTCACCATCGTTTCGTGAAGCGTGAAGTCATCGACCGTATTTTCGAGAAGATGACAAACAAGATGGACTTGGTAATGCGACTCGCTGAGATGTATAACGAGCCTATCGAAGCACTTGTCGATGAGCCGGAGGAGTCCGAGGGAAACTTGACTTGGGGAACGAGTTGGTAAGTGACTCGCAACCCCACCGGGGCGGCGAATCGAAAGGGTTTGCCGCCCTTTCTTATACTGAGGTGTTCTACAATCACTTACCATATTACTTGGCTATCGGCATGACCCCTGAACAGTTTTGGGACGGAGATTGCCGATTGACGGAGAGTTATCGAAGGGCTGACGAGTTGAAGCAACGGCGAAGGAATCAAGACCTTTGGTTACAGGGAATGTATTTTTACGAAGCTCTGTGTGATGTGTCTCCTATCCTTCAAGCCTTTGCAAAGAAAGGCACGAAGCCTACTCCGTACTCTCCTGAGCCGTATGCCGTTACCGAAAAACAGGTCAAAGAAAAGAAGGAACGGCAAGAACGCCTTCGATACGAAAAAACAAAGGCAAAAATGACAGCGTGGGCGGCAAAGACCAATACACAGCTTGCCATTCGAGCCGGGAAGGAGGTAGACGGTGGATAACACGATTGACACCTTACAAATCGAAATTGAATCTTCGACTACCGATGCACAGCGTGGGTTGACGAAGTTGAAGAACTCCCTCCAAAAGCTGACTGAGATGAGTAACGCTGTTGCCAATATGAACAGCGATGGTATCTCTAAGTTAAAGGAAATGGCGCAGGGTGTTGAGTCCCTTGCAAATGCCGGGAGCAATCCCGGTCTGAGTGCCGCCGTTTCCGAACTGAGAAAGCTCTCGAAGATTGACTTCTCTAACCTCGGTGCGGGGTCTGAGAAAATCTCTGAAATTGCCGATAAGGTCGGTGAAATCACAAACGCAAATCCGACCTCTACCATTACTCCTCCCGAAACTTCTACCGAAACCGTTCCTATCGCTCCGAGTGTGGATGTTGAGGAAACGAAAAGCAAGCTATCGCAGCTCAAAGAGTTTGCAGCCAACATCTTTTCCTCTATCAAGACCGGGGCAACCATCGTCTTTGGCGGGGTAGCAAAGGTTATCGGCGGTGCGTTCAAGGGCATTGTGACGGTTTTTCAAAAGCTCGGCAGCGCAGCTAAGAGCGTGTTTGGAGCAATGAAGAAGCTCGGCAGCTATATCGGCGGGAAACTCAAAGGCGCAGTAGGCGGTGCAACTAAGAAGTTCAGCGGATTTATTCGCTCTATGGGTCGTGTTGCTATGTACCGGGCTATTCGTTTCATCCTGTCTCAGATTGCAACCGCATTCAAGGACGGAACGAACAATGTATATCAGTACAGTAAAGCCATTGGCGGCAACCTTGCGTCCTCTATGGATAGGATTGCATCGAGCTTTCTGTACTTCAAAAACTCCATCGGTGCGATGGTTGCTCCGCTCATCAACGCTCTCGCTCCTGCAATTGAGTATGTGATTGATAAAGCCGTAGCTCTAATCAATGTGCTGAATCAGTTGTTTGCGAAGCTCTCCGGGGCAAGTAGTTGGACGAAAGCTGTTAAGACTCAGACCGAGTATGCCGAAGCCGCAGGTGGTGCAGCGGAAGCCGCAAAAAGCCTTACCGCAGGTTTCGATGAACTGAATGTCCTCTCCGACAGCGGAGGTGGCGGCGGTGCGGGTGGCATGGACTACGGTTCTATGTTCGAGGAAATGCAGCTCGACAGCGACTTTGCAAAATGGATAGACCAAATCAAGGAAGCTATTGCAAACGGCGATTGGGCGGGTGTTGGCAAAATCCTCGGAGATAAGGTCAACGAGCTTATCGACAAAGTAGACTTTGCAGGTATCGGAGACAAGTTGGGCTACGGTATTCAGTCTGCTTTCGAGGTACTATATAACTTCCTCGACACTATCAACTTCGATAAAATCGGGGCGGGTATCGCAACTACCCTCAATCACATGATGGAGCAAATCGACTTCGGCTTGGTTGGAAAGACCTTTGCGAAGAAGTGGACGATTCTTGTAGATACCCTCTACGGGTTTGTAACGACCTTCGATTGGACGAAGTTCGGTCTTGCAATCGCAGACTTCATCAACGGTTGGTTTGAGGAGATTGACATCACAAAAGCTGTTCAGACGGCACAAGAACTTATTCTCGGAATCTTCGAGAGTATGTCTCAGGCAATTCGTAATGTCGAGTGGTACAAAATCGGCACACAGATTATGGATGCCATTGAGTCGATTGATTGGATGTCTTTACTCGGAGACCTCGGTACGCTTCTCAGCGATGCCGTTGTCGGTCTGCTTGACCTGCTGCTCGGAGTGGTCGGTGAAACCGATTGGGGCAAGGTTGTGCAAGACATTTGTGCGGGTATCGGTAATATGCTCGCCAACATCGAGTGGGGCGAAATCCTCGCCAAAATCGGCGCATTGGTGGTTGAACTTGTTGTTCAGCTTCCGGGCATTATTGTCGGTGCGTTGGGCGGTATCGCAGACATTTTAGGTGGTCTCTTCGAGGGCTTTGGTCTCGACAGCGTGGCAGGTTTCTTCTACGGTATCGGAGATGCAATGCGCTCGGCGGGTACATGGCTGAAAGAAAACTTGGTAGACCCCGTGGTAAATTGGGTGAAAGACCTGTTCGGTATTCATTCTCCCTCTACGGTGTTTGCCGAAATCGGTACTTTCCTGATTGATGGTCTTCTGCAAGGTATCGCTGATACTTGGCACAACATTGTCGAGTTCTTCTCTGAGAAGTTGGAGGGTATCAAACAGGCTTGCTCTGATGCTTGGAACGCCATTAAGAGTACCGCTTCTACGGTGTGGGGCAACATTAAGAGCTTCCTCTCGACCACTTGGGACGGTATCAAGTCTACGGCAAGTACTGTTTGGAACAACATGAAAACCACCATCTCTACGGCGTGGGATAATGTTAAGACCAGCACCTCGACTGCATGGACGAACATCAAGACTTCGCTCTCGACCACTTGGACGAATGTCAAAACACTCGCAAGTACTACTTGGAGCAATCTGAAATCCACTATCAGTACGGCATGGTCGAACATCAGCACTGATACCTCGACAAAGTGGAGTAGCATCAAATCTTCGCTCTCTACGGCTTGGAACTCGGTGAAATCTACCGCAAGCTCTGTGTTCAATAACATCAAGACATCCATTGCGAATGTATGGAATAATGTCAAGACCAATACGAACACGGTATGGGGCGGTCTCAAAACGACCCTCTCGACCACTTGGGGTAACATCAAGTCTACGGCAGTCACGGCGTTCTCTTCGATGAAGAGCAGCATTTGTACCGTGTGGGACAATTTGAAATCGCACATCTCTAACGCCGTAAGCTCCATCACGGGCTTTGTGGATAACATGAAGAGCATTGTCTCTTCCGGCATAAGTGCGGTTAAAGGTTTGTTCAACAGTGCGGTATCTGCCGCTAAGAGTGCTATCAGCAAAGTATCGGAAACCCTGTCGAGTATCGGAAGTTCCGTGTCGAACGCCGTTTCAAGCGCAGCTTCTTGGGTCGGCAGTAAGCTCGGCTTTGCATCGGGCGGTTTCCCGGAAGTCGGTCAGCTCTTCATTGCTCGTGAAGCGGGTGCAGAAATGGTCGGCAGCATCGGCGGTCGTACCGCTGTCGCAAACAACGACCAAATTGTAGAGGGTATCTATCAGGGTGTCCTTGCCGCTATGAGAGCTTCTGACGGTGGTAACGGCGGTAACTTTGATGTCCGAGTATATCTCGATGGCAAACAGATAACCGCAGCCGTAGAGAAGCGGCAGAGAGAGCGTGGCGCAACTATTTATCCGGGAGGTGTTCTCAATGGCATTTAGAGCATTGGTTACTGTTGGGAGCTATCCCTTTCCTGAGCCGTCTGCCTATTCCGGCAACACGGCAACACTCGTAGATTCTGCCCGTAACCTCGAAGGAGTTGTTATCGGGTCTGTCATTCGAGACGATGTTGCCAAAGTCGAAATGTCTTGGCGGTATCTGACCGTTGAGCAATGGGCGGCAATCAACAAGTGCTTCAAGCAGTCTGCCGGGGGTAAGTTCTACAACACGGTAACATTCTTCGACCAAAGTGCCGGGGGGTGGGTCACAAAGACAATGTATGTCAGCGACAGAAGTGCCGGGATGTGGAGACGAGACCCGGAGAACGGAGACATCCTCGGTTGGACTGAGTGTAAGCTCTCTCTCGTGGAGGTGTAAGTATGCAAAATGTTTCGGATGCTTGGAAAGCTGTTCAAAAGCAGCAGCTTGTCAACGAAAGCTATGTCGAAATCTCATTTGACATAGCCGACCCGGATGCTCTTGCGGATGCAACCTCCAAAGACAACGGTGCAATCTACATCGCTGACACAGAGCAGATTGTAAGTGAGGTCGATAAGAAAATCGTACCTTACGGGACATTAGAGGAAAACCTTTGGCTACTTGATGGTAGCCGAAGGTTTATCCCCGAATCGAATTATGGGGACAACGGCTATATCGGCAATCTACTTTCCGAAGAGGACGGCAGCTTCGACCGAGTGCCTTTCGTGGATATTGACTTCACAGAGGTGCATGAGCCTATCATCCCCGGTATCACCATCACATGGGGTATCGCCTATAACGAATATGCCGAAGTGTTCAAGATTACGGCATACAATGGCTCGACCGTGGTTGCCGAGTGCAAGGTCGAGGATAATGCTTCTGTCAAATCGGTTGTCGAGTTTGACATCGAGACCTATGATAGCATCCGCATTGAAATCCTCAAATGGTGTCTCCCTCATCACCGACCGAGAATCGCTGAGATTTTTGTTGGGGTCAACAAGGTCTACGGCAAATCGGACATCACCGGGTATGAGCATGAGCAGGACATCAACCCGATAGGCGCAACCACCCCTGTAAACAAGATGGGCTTTTCCATCGACAACAGCAACAACATCTACGACCCGAACAATACGACAGGTCTCTCGAAGTATCTCATGGAGCGGCAGGAAATGCGTGTCAAGTACGGGTTGAAACTGAATGACGGTACTATCGAGTACATACCTGCCGGGGTGTTTTACCTTTCCGAATGGGAAGCTCCTCAGAATGGTATCGAAGCAAGGTTTACGGCACGAGACCTCTTGGAGTTCATGCAAAAGACCTATACCAAAGGACTTTACAAGTCTACCGGGGCAACTCTCTACGACCTTACAATCAGCGTTCTCACCGAAGCAAACCTCCCGCTCAACGATGATGGCAGTAAGAAATGGGTTGTAAGCAATACGCTGAAATCCATAACGACAACCGCCCCTTTGCCGCTCAGACCGTTAGCGGAATGTTTGCAATACATCGCTCAGGCAGGATGCTGTGTCATCTATTGCGACAGAGCGGGAGTGCTGCACATCGAGCCTATCTCGACTACGGAACAGGATTACGCTCTCACGCACTTCAACCTCCTGTCTCGCCCGGAAATCTCGCTGCAAAAGCCGCTCATGGCGGTCAGCACGAAGGTCTACAACTACTTTGCGGACGAAACAGGGAAAGAGCTATTCAGCGGAAAGGTGACGGTCAACGGTACAAAGGAAGTGATTGTGACCTACTCGCAAAGTGCCGTCAACGCAGCAGCAACGGTCACGGGAGGAACTTTGGTCTCCGCAACATACTACACCAACACCTGTCATCTCAAAATCACAGGCAGCGGTGAAGTGACAATCCTTGTCACCGGGGATTTTCTCAAAAGCTCCGATTCCAATTATGTTGTCGATGCTGAGGAAAACGGCGAAACTCAGACGGTTGATAATCCGCTCATCACCTCTACCGCAGTTGCGACAACGGTGAGTGCATGGGTTAAGGTTTGGCTGAGTCACCGAAAAATCATGAAGATGGATGGTTGGCGAGCTGACCCTCGGCTCGATGCTACTGACATCATTACCGCTGAAAACAAGTTTGGTACTGAATCGGTGCGTATGACTTCGGTCAAGTACTCGTTCACAGGTGCTTTCAGAGGAACAGGTGAAGGGAGGGTTGTGTAATGGCAGTATGGATTCAGCCTGTTTATGACAGGACTAACGAGGATGTTGCTTTCGCTCAGGAGCAGATTCAGAAATGGATTGATGCAAAACTGTCAGGCAATCCGGTCGAAACTTATGAGTTGAAAGGATGCTTTAATCTCACGGACATCAACCGTATTGAAGGAGACATTCAGTATATCAGCGATAGACTTGATGAGCTGCACTATCCTCCCGGAACATCCTGTAAAGTATGGGAACGAAGCGGTCTGCCTACGGCACGAGATGTCAAACGCATTCTCTCCAATGTCAGACTCATCATTGCCGCTTATCACCAACAGGCAGATGTTCCCGATGTTCCCGAAGATATGAGTACCTTCTCGGACATCAACGCTGTTGAAGAAAACCTATGTGCAATCAAGCAGCTTCTCGACTCGATGGTTGACGGATTCCAAAAAAGCGGAATGTTCAAATCCGGGGCGATGAGGATGCTACCTATCAGGAGGTGAAAGCCGTATGGCGTATGTATCAAGAGAAATCAAAGACCGTGTGGCTATTGGAGACAACTGTTTCTATATGGAGGAGTTAGAAGATGGGCGTATTATGCTTACACCCGCTCCCGACTCCATTACGGAGACAGGAACGGACATCAACAAAGCTCTGCTTCAACCCATTGAGGATAGAGTTGTATGGCTGATGAATCGTGTTTTCGATGACATCACAAGCAATCCTTTTATGATGAGTTTCGGAGACCTCACGGGCATTGCTGTTACAGGCGTATGGAACAAGTCTCTGAGCAGAATCGAGTGTTAAGATGGCAGTAAATACTTCGCATCGTAAAGAGCCGACCGAAATGAATGTCATCACCAAAGCAAAGGATGTATTCAAGCATAGCCGTCTGATGATAAAGACCGACAAGCATTTTCCAAAGAAAGAACGCTTCATGATGGTAAAAGACATCTATGAGCTGTCGAAGGAAATTGTCACAAAGCTCATCGCCGCAAACGACTATATGCTGAATGACGAGGAGCAACGGAGTCTCCGGCTGAGGTATCAGCTTGAAGCTGTTACCGCCTGTAAGAATCTGCTGTTCCTTGTAGAGCAAGCGTATGAGGAAAGCTATATCAGCGGCGGGAGTTGTGTCTATTGGACTCAGCTTATCAGTGATGTAAAGAATATGACCTTATCAATCGTGGAAGGGTCATGCTC